GCCTACCACGTCGGACGAGACGTATGCCGTGTGGATGACGACAAGTTTTTTCTCGTAGTCGCTAATCACACATTCAATCTCGTCCTGTTCTCCGAGGAGGGCTAGCGCTCGCTCGTGCTGTTCTTCGGTGTATCTCTCCTCTATTGGTGCCCTCTCGTCAGCATCACGTAGTGATGCGATACACTGCTCACAGAAGGCACGTGTTGCGTCGTTGTCGCACTCGTAGCATTCAGTCATCGCACCACGACCGAATTGACTCAACTCCCTTATCACCAACCCAAGACACGTCTGTCAGTTCCTCGTCCGAGGCCTGCCAGATGTCGCCACAGTTCTCGTATCCTGCTCGTCGAAGGTTGCCTGCTGCCTTTTCGCCGATTCCATCAAGGTCTTCGAACGGAATGTTCTCAAGTTGGTCGTCAGAGCCGAGGTCAGTTAAGAGGTCGAGCGCCTCAGACAAGGCTTCTGCCTTATGCGAGGCTGTTCGACTGTCTTCAGACTGGTACTTATTCATCAACTCACGGACTTTGTTGAGAACACCAGTTGATGCGAACGACTGCGTGTCAGGCTGATACTCGTATCGACCAGACTTCACGTTCTCGTGAAATTCTTGATACTTGCCGATTCGGTGGCTCATCTCGCTCTCATTTTGAAGCACGAAGATGTTCTTGTCGAGGTAGATGAGTTGAATCAGTTCATCGGTGCGCGCGTCTTTGTAGACCTGCCCAAACTCGATCTCGTGTGTGATTTCGTCGTTCATTCTTCACGCTCCGTCGTGCCAACAAGCTCGCTCACCTGTGGCGCGAGGAAGAGGTTCCGAAACTCCATACTGTTCACAGGCTCAGGGTCTTCGTCGGAATCACTGTCGATAATCATCGTAGGAGCGATGGACACCAACCCGTCGTCGATGCGAGCAGCCATCTCGTCGTCCGAGATTTCGACGGTACAGCTTACACCACCGTCACCATAGCCGACGCTGACGACTTCTCCAATTGTTTCATCTGCGTCAGTCTGGCTGGACCCACGGGTAACGGGTACTCCTTCAAGCGAATCAACTGATTCCCGAAGAACCTCTTCTTCGTACTTTCGAGCGAGTCCACTGACGCCAGTCGTCACTCCCGGTCGGAGAACGTCTACGTTGTATTTCACCATAATCTGTAGTTCGTGACCGAACTACATAAGGGTTACGGAAAAGAAATAGCAAGAGGAGGATTTGAACCTCCACAGATATGATAGTCACGGGCTTATGAGACCCGCAGGGTGTACCAGATTCCCTACCCTTGCTGCAAAGAGCATGGCTCTTCTAATGCCGAGAGTAGGCGGGTTTCTATTATGCTGTTACAGCAGCACGTTTGACATTTCGCTTAGCGCAACTTTCAAACTCGTACGAGTTGGACTCTCCCAATACGTTCCAAATTCTCGTCTCTATTTTGGGAGACATTCGCTTATGTTTTCACTTCGGCAGGCTTTCCCTGCGTCCATTAAATCCCGTAACCCGACCTTCTTCCTGACTGTCACTACAACAGCAGGTTGGTCAAACCTTCGGCATCGTTGCTCTGCGTAGCAGAGCAGATAGGCTCAGAGGGATTTGCACCCACTATTACTTCCTTAAGAGGGAAGTCCGTTTCTTCATCGGCTTGAGCCTGAAAGTCTCCCGATCAGGATTCGAACCTACATATATGACGCGCATCTACAGTGCGCCGGGTCTACCAGATTGCCCTATCGAGAGTCGATGGTTTTGATATGGAGACCACCAACTCCTACCACGACTTTTGTCTACCCGTTTTGGGTTGTGAATCGCGCCTCGTCAGACACGATCCCACTTCGTCTCGCTTAACTGCGAGGCTTGGCATTGTGGCAAGTAGCCGAAACGTCGCAGACAGGACTTGCACCTGTAATCGGTCGGGTAACAGCCGACTGCCTTACTAATTTGGCCACCGCGACTCAAGAGTGGCAGAGCCACTCTTACCGCATATCTCTGTCATTGAAAGACGCATTAGTATATATGGACTAGGGGTACTTAAATCTTTCGGTTATGGTTAATTATTGGTTTGATTATAGTCGGATGTTGGCGATGAAATCTTTCCCTCAACATAATTCCCAGAAACAAAGTTATAATCACCAACACTCTCGTATGTCCAGTTGTAACTTACAGCATTAGTAGAGTTTGATCCATCAAATGTAACCTCTTCACCGGGGTTTGGGTCTAGTGGTGAAATTGTGAAATCTGCATCACCACTAGAAGAAACTGTAGAGTTTGTTGTACCGCCGACCCGGATAGTACCAGTTGCCGTATCGCCATTCTCAATTTCTAAAGAAACATCATACTCCCCTACCTGCGAAAATGTATGCGTTATTACCTCACCAACTTTCGATAACTCCTTCCCAATAACCTGAATTTCGTCGTAGTAAATATCTTTATCGGAAGCAGCATCATACTCATCTGTTATATTTCCGATAATATCACAATTATTTACTCTATTACCGTCACCACGTAGTTCAATTCGGTTATTCTCAAATTCAACATTGCTAATCGTACAATTTGATGAATTGATTACTGTGGTCGTATCATCTATATTGCTACTCTTAGAATTGTATACGGTTCCATCTTTTATTGTACAGTTGTCTGCTGAGACTGTGACAGACGATTCTTTGATAGTAATGTCAGTTAGTACAGAATTTTCTCCAGCAAGTTCTATGTCTGCTGTAGTTATCGTGGGGTCTCCAAGACCCATAATTTTTTGATTGGTTGATAATGATAGTGCGGAAGATGGAGAATAATCGGAATTAGCATTAACAAGAATAAACTTATGGGCATCCGGCTCGCTGGATAGCGCATTTTCTATTGTTTCATATTTTCCATTTGGTTCGCCTCTACTATCGATTAAAATGGTTTTATCAGACCCTAGACCACTCTTTATTTCGCTTATTGTTATAGATGACATTGTTTTATTTATGGGCGCGACAGGATTCGAACCTGCGATGGACAGATTATGAGTCTGCTGCGGCACCATTTCGCCTCACGCCCGAGAGGGCCTGTTAGTCCACAGGACGAAACTCCATCACATTCATCTGACGGAGTTGTTCTTCAATGAAGTGAGTAATACAAGCCCGGATGCGCGAGGGGGAGATCGAATCCCCGTCTGGTGGTTGGAAACCAGCCGTCTTGCCATTGGACCACTCACGCGAACAGGTCCGAACCACCGAATCGAACGGTGCGCTTCAGAGTCACAGTCTGAAAGGTTGACCAACTACCCCAATTCGGACGCATTTACCTATTCGAGCCCGCCCTACTTAAATCTTTCGATTAGTAGGTCCTCGATGTCAGCAATTTCGACATGCCTCCCGTGAAGTTGCTCGTCATGAGCGAAAACAATCTTGTCAAACAGTTCGACTTGCGTATTGGTCGACAAGTGGTCGCCATTAAGAGAAAAGACGCGACAGTCGCACTCATCGCAGTATGCCTCTGTCACCTGTTCTTGAATATCAAGGACAACCGTGTACCGAGTAAATACGTCATCGATTATCAAGAATCGGCTGTCGAGAGACATCAGAGTTTCTCCGAAACTTCAGCAGAAACATGGCAACTTCTACAAAGAGACACTAAATTGTCCAGAGTGTGAGCATTCTCTGGCTCTTTAAATTTTCTTACTGGAGTTTTATGATGAACATCTAAACTGTTCTCAAGTTCAGTTTCACTAGTCTCACAATTTTGACAAATTCTATTATCTCTTTTTAGACATTTTAATCTGGCTCTTCTCCACCCTTTCCCATAATTTCTTTGTTTAGAGTTGCCATCTATGTATCTTGGGTTCCCCTTCCCTGCGTACTTTTCACTAAATCCTTCAGATTTACACTCATCTGAACAGAAAAAATTATCGTACTTTTGTACCGCAGATTTAGTTCTAATTATTTCAGATCCACAATTAGAGCAGTTTACTTCAATATCACTACTCATTCCCCCATTCCACATATGGTTATCTTCACCTTCTCCCGGTGTGGGTGTTGTTCTATATTGTACCTCTTCAACACAATCGCTACAGTAAATCCCTTTCTTTGAAGATGGATAATATTCGAAAGATTTTCCGCACTCCTCGCATAAAGAATCTTCTACAGCAATAGACTCGCCGTGCCCCAGTTTATGGTGAATCTTAACCGCCCTATTGGATTGAAACTCCTCACCACAAGTTGGACAATTCATATACTGGTATTGGGAATTGAACCCAAAAAAGATCGGGACGAGAACCCGACGAGTCTCGCCAGCGTACTCATTACCAGCGCAAGTGGTCCACACGAGAATTGAACTCGTCTCGGGAGGTTGAAAACCACCCATCCATTCTACCAGAGGACCCGTGGACCGAAGTGAGCGAGGGCCGGAATCGAACCAGCGATATGCCCGGTCTTCAGCCGAGTGGGACTCCCAACAGTCCCAACCTCCTCGCGGTGAGACAAGCCTCACCAAACGCCGAACCCGCGAATTGCACGCGGAGGGGAGTCGTGACAGGACCCCATGTTTCTGTTACACCAATTCGGCACAGTGTGGGAGTTTTGGTAATCCTGACCTCCCAATCAGGCCCCTTTCAATGGCCAAGACACCACTAGGCCGTCACCCTAAACTCGACGATTACCGCCCGAGGTTGGTTAACCCCTCCGACTACTCCCTCTTGCGAGGTGGTCCGCGCCTTAAGTCATTTTGCGAACGCCGTCTCCCGACGACGAACGGACTTGTTTACCAAGTATTTGCGTTCTCGCCCAAGGCGGCGATATCTCCTCACCAAGAGGAGCCATGCGTTCAGTCGGAGTCGAACCGACAACCTTTTCCTTCGCAGGGAAATGTCCTTTCCAGTTAGACCATGAACGCGCGGTGAATCAAAGATTCACCACCGAACGGCCCAGCCACGTTCGGTACAATACACTATTGGGCCTGCCCCTACTTAAATCTTTCGGTCAGTATCGAGACGATCATACAGATCAGTACACGTTCTGAAGTTCCGATGAAATGCTATCGAGTCCGTGTCCTGCCAGTCACTATGTAACACTTTTTCGAGCCGTGCTAATAATTGTAGCCTCATATTCAAGCAAAAGGTCATCCTCGTTCATATCTATTCATCAATCGCGGTGCGAATCATGTTTTCGTAGAATCGAGCCATGCTATCCATCCTAATCCCGTCAGGGATATCATTTTCTTCAGTCATTTCAAATCCGTACTTTCCTCCATTGTGTTGTCCTGTGACTTGCACAACTTCTAACTCTTCACCGTCATCAGTCTCTTCGGTATATCCAGTAACCTCTACATCAAGAAAATCGGGTGTGTTATCGCGCACCAATTGTTCTAGGCTCATAGTGGTATTTCTCCTTCCAAAGACTTAAGTGTTTCGTTGAGGACAGAATCTTTCGACTGCTCTCCATCGATGACGATGAACCGTTCAGGATTTTTCTCAACGAGCGTCAGATAATTTTCACGAACCTGTTCAAGAAACTTACGATTCTCGTACTTCTCTTCGCCGTCAGCCCGTTCGAGCGCCGTATCAACCGAGATATCGATAAATACCGTCACGTCAGGCTCGTAATTCCATGGTCTCATTGTTAACTCAATAAACCGACGAGCGCCTGCTTGTGTATCAAAGTGATCGCTTTCGGCAAGAGCCACAGGTTGATACACACGAGTCGAGTCGGCGTATCGATCCGAGATAACAATCTCACCCTGCTCGTCCAACGGACGAACTGTTTCCTCGATATGGTTCACTCGGTCTCCCATGAAGAAGTAGAAGTCCGTCAACGGATCGAGACTCTCGTCCGTGAGACAACGACGAACCTGCTTTCCTGTCCAGAGTGTCGACGGCTCTGCGGTCGTCGTCACACTTTCAAACTCTTCCTCCAACGATTCGACTAACGTGGTAGTCCCGCTTCCATCGAGTCCCTCACAAGATATGAAAGGCATATTAATATATACGTGATATAGACATAAAACCCTTCCGGTTTATCATGATTTCTCATTTTACAAATTAGCGGATAGAAGCTCTCTATCGACCCAACTCAGCCGTTTAAGTGTCCCGAAGCATATACTATACAAACACCCGAAGCGCCCACGGTCGGCGGTAGACTTATGTAGTTCGGGGACGAACTACCCGTATGGTTTTATCAGACGTGGACATTATTGAGCGAATCGGTAACGACTTGCTCGTTATCGACCCGTATGAAGAGGACAACGTTGAACCAGCATCAGTCGACTTACTTCTCGGCAGCGGGTTCAAGCGAGTTGTCCAAACAGACGAATGGGACACAGGAGCATACGATTTTGTCGAGACCGACGAATCTGTATTGATTGATCCGGGAGAGTTTGTTCTTGCCACGACAAAAGAACGTGTAGAGATTCCTGATGATATAGTGGCACACGTGCTCGGTCGGTCATCGCTTGGTCGACTTGGCATCTCCGTTCACCAAACGGCAGGATACATTGACCCCGGATTTGAAGGGCAGATTACACTTGAACTGTCTAATCATGGCCCGGCTCCGGTACGGCTTCACGCTGATGACCGGATTTGTCAGATAGTCTTTGAGGAACTGTCAAGCCCGGCTCTCGAACCATACGGACACGACGGCTCGCAGTACCAAGGCCAGCGTGGCGCGACGGAAAGCGGTATGCGATTCGACTAATCGCAACCTTTATACCAATAGAACCCGAATATACAATTCCACTTATGACTGAACAACAGAAGCAGCAGACTCGCTCTGTGACGAATGTCACCACACCCATTCTCTCAGTAGACGAGTCTTTGACGACAGAGGAACGACTTACAGACAACGCGGTGCAGAACATTCTGCCAGCCCGGTATCTTGTCGATGACGAGACGCCCGACGAGATGTTCCGACGTGTGGCTGATAACGTGGCCACAGCAGAGTACCTACACGCTGATGGAGATGCGTCGGATGAGGCATTCTCGGAATGGAGCGAAGAGTACTATGACCTGATGTCGACGCTTCGCTTCATGCCGAACAGCCCGACCCTGATGAACGCAGGAGACGACTTGCAGCAGCTATCTGCTTGCATCAGCGGAGATACACCAATCTACACCGAGAGTGGCCTTAAGAGAATGGATGAAATCGAAGAGGGAGATATGGTTCTTACCCATACTGGTTCCTTTAAGGAGGTCACCTCTCACTGGTCCAATGGGGTAAAGGAGACACTCGACGTAAAACGTGGGACGAGTCGCGGTAGTAACTACAGCGTTACCGCAACCGGAGACCACGAATTCATGCAAGCCGATGGTTCTTGGGAAGAACTTCGGAAAATTTCTGACGCAAAGCAGCCGTTTGCGTCCCCTGATATTCCCGTCCCCAATTCATTTGATTTGACGAAGTATACTTCGGTTATGGGTAAAGATAAGCCTGTAGTTAGCGATGGAGGAGTTCTTCGTGTAGAGAATGGAGATGACCCACGTACTGGTGAATACGATCAGCAGTACTCGGACGTTGTCGCGTCTGTTGAGAACACAAATAATTTCGCGTTCCTCGCAGGCGCATATCTTGCGGAGGGGGATGTTGATGGAAGCGACCTCCGTTTCACAATTGGTTCAGACGAAGACGAATTTGAAGAGATGATTGTCTCTGCACTTACTGAACTATTCGACGTTCATGTTGCGGTAATGGAGTCGAATCATGGAAACTGGAAGAGTATTAGCGCATCATCCCCGTTCATCGCAGATTTCTTCCTTACACAATTTGGAACTGGCTCTACTGAAAAGAGAATTCCATCGTGGGTGTTCGCAGCAAGTGATGACTATCAGGATTCCATGCTTGAAGGTATCCTTATGGGTGATGGTCACTATACTGAAAATGGGTGGAAGCTAACGCTTGCCAACCCGACTCTCGCATATGAAGCATCGCTACTTGCACGAGATGTTGGATATCAGGCAAACTTCACGCTCGGTGCTGAGAATGAACTATCTGCCAACCCGACCTCTCGCGTTCGAATTTCTGAAGATTCGGATACATCGCTGTTAGAAAATGTAAGTACCCAAACAGGCGAAACACAAGAAGTCTATGATATGGAAGTAGCAGACGACCATTCGTTTGTCGCTGGTGACTTCATCGTCCACAATTGTTTTGTCCTCGAAGTGGGCGACTCGATGGGCGAACCTGACGAGTTTGGGCGAGAGTCCATCCTCGACTCGGCCAAGCACGCCGGGAAGATTTTCAAGAGCGGTGGTGGTGTTGGCTATACGTTCGGCTTCCTTCGTCCGAAGGGAGCGCACATTGACTCGACCGACAGCGAGACAAGCGGGCCGATGCAATTCATGAAACTGTTTGACGAGGTTTGTAACACTGTCAAGCAGGGTGGCAAGCGCCGAGGCGCACAGATGGCAATTATGCCTGTCACGCACCCCGACGTTGGACGATTCGTCTGCGCCAAGCGCGAGGAGGGTAAGTACTCCAATTTCAACATCAGTGTCGGCCTCACAGACGAGTTCGTCGAGGCTGTGAAGAATGATGCCACCTATGCGTTCAAGGACCCGCAGACGGCACATGAGGAGAATTTCGAGATTGTTCAGGCCACGAAGAACTTCTTCAGCGTCAGCAAGGCTGACGCTCCTGAGGCTGTTGTGGATGAGAACATCTGGCGCGACTACGCTGATGGCATCGATGCGTGGGACTGGGAGAATGGAGAAACTGTCTCATTTGCTGACAAGTGGAAGGCTCACTTCGAGGCAGCCGAGGAGTCTGGTAATCTCGATGTCGGTTCCGAGATGGCGCTCCCGGCTCGCTTCATTTGGGATATGATGATTGATGGAGCGTGGCGTAACGGTGAACCCGGACTGTTCTATCTTGACGAGACCAACCGAGAACACACATTCGACACAGAGAAGCATCCCGAGTACGAGGTCCACGCGACTAACCCGTGTGCAGAACAGCCCTTGAACAACTACGAGGCCTGTAACCTTGGGCACATCAACCTGTCGCTGATGGTCCGAGACGACGCCCCTGACTACAACGAATGGCGCGAGTCGCAGGACTTTGACTATCACTCTGAGGATTCGGCTGTCGTTGATTATGTCAACGAGGCCATTGACTTCGACGAACTTGATCGAACTATCGTTGGTGGCACGCGCTTCCTCGACAACGTTGTCGACATGAGCGAGTTCCCTCTGGACAGTATCGAAGATACTGTCGGAGACATGCGAAAGATTGGCCTTGGCGTGATGGGCTGGGCGCAGATGCTCTACCAGTTTGGGATTCCTTACGGTAGTGCGGAATCCTATTCCGCAGCGAAGCACATCATGTCGTACATCGACGCACAGGCCACGTATCAGTCGCACCAGTTGGCTGAAGAGCGAGGATCGTTCCCTGTTTGGGACGACTCGTACAGTAGTCCGGAGGACTACACAGAATGGTTCGAGTCTCACGCCCATCAAAATCCTTCGGACTTTGAGGATGGGTTCCCGATGCGGAACCACAATGTGACGACCGTTGCGCCAACCGGGACGACCTCGATGATTGCTGATACGTCTGGTGGAATCGAGCCTGTCTACAACGTTGCCTACAAGAAGAACGTGGGTAACGACATTCAGGGCGCAGATAAGTTGGTTGAGTTTGACTCTTACTTCATCAAGGCGCTGGAGCATAACGACATC